AGCTCCCGCTGAAAAGAAAGCTCCTGCTGAAAAGAAAGCTCCCGCTGAAAAGAAAGCTCCCGCTGAAAAGAAAGCTCCCGCTGAAAAGAAAGCTCCGGTTGTAGAAATTGACGATGATGATGAGTACGATGATGACGATGATCTGGATGGGAATATGGACGACGAGGACGACGAGGACGATGATGACGACGAGGACGACGAGGACGACGAGGACGACGAGGATGATGATGAGTGATTTCAAAGATATCGTTTCCATCAATAAATATAAGTTACCTGAAGAATGTGAGAAGCATGCGGGATTTTATTATCAGGTGGCTGAAAAGCTGGCTATAGCAAAATCGGAATTGGACACCGCTAATGATAAGTTGAAATTGATATTGTCCGATTCAGATAGCTACATCCGTGAAAATTGGAGCGATAGAGATGGAAAAATGACTGAGACCGGGGTTGCTTCCAAGGTTCAGAAATTGCCAGAGGTACTGGAAATAAAGGAGACTATCAGGGAAAAGCAATCGGATGTCTATGCTCTAGATGCGGCAAGATTGGCGATGGATCATAGAAAATCGATGTTGGATAATCTGGTTGTGCTTATTACAAAAAGCTTCTATTCAGCGCCTGATGGAGGGAAAAATCGACCGGATATGTCTGATGTGGCGAGTAAGGAATTGAGGAAAAAGAGGAATTCTGATGAAGCCTGATGAATTGCATATCAAAGAAGTAACATTTCGTAGAAAATTCAATCTTGGCAATTATGAGACCTTGGATATTGAATTTGTGGCTACGGTAGTGGAAGGGCAGAATCATTTGGATGTAGCCAAAGCGTTGGACAAAGAAACAGTGAGATTTAGAAAGAGTAGGGAGGATTGATGAAAAAGAGTTTGAAAGATCGGATACAAAAAAGGTATGATGATCGAGATAAGGGTGGATCTAGGCTGCAGGCGCTGGATTTTAAAAGCCATGGGGATATTCATTTTTGGAAGCCCAAGGAGAACAAAAACCGCATAAATATTCTTCCCTATACCATTAAGACCAAGAATCATCCGTTGGTGAAAAGCAAGGACGCAGATATTGGGGAGGAGGATTTTGTTCTGGAGGTTTATGTACATCAGTATGTAGGGCCAGCAGGAAGCGATGTCATTTGTCCCAAGAAAAATTTTTATAAGCCATGTCCCATTTGTGAGCAGGGTGATAAATTCAGGGATGAGGGAAGGAAAGCGGAAGCGGATAAATGCAATGCTTCCAGAAGAGTTTACTACAATATTGTAGATGAATCCGACAGAGCAAAGGGTGTTCAGGTATTCCAAGCCAGCTATAAAAACTTCCATAAGGAAATGATGGATGAAGCTGGGGAATCCGGTAAAAATGGGGAAGTGTTGGATTTTGTAGATTTCAAGAATGGTAGAGTGGTTAAATTCAGAGCGGAAGAGGCCACATTCAATAAAAACAAGTATTTTGAATTCAAATCATTTAAGTTCGAGAATAGAGATGAGCCCTTGGATAAGGAATGGAATACATCCGCTATTAGTTTTGATGAGTGTATGGTTTTGAAATCCTACGAGGAGATTCAGAAAATATTTTATGGTGATGATGAGGATGAGGAATCGGAAAAGGACTCTGAATCGGAAGAATCGGATGATGAAGAAGAAGTAGAACCTGAGCCGGTAAAAAAGAAGGTGAAAAAGACTCCGGTGGAAGAAGAAGCGGAGGATGAACCTGAGCCGGTAAAAAAGAAGGTGAAAAAGGCTCCTGAAGTTGTGGAAGATCCTGATGATGATGAGGATGAAGAAGAAGTGGAACCGGCGCCTGAGCCTGTAAAAAAGAAAAGCAAAAAGGAATCAGTGGAAGCAGAACCTGAGCCAGTAAAAAAGAAGGCTAAGAAAGTGTCTGTGGAAGATGATGGCGATGAAGATGAGGCTAGTTTTGCGGTAGTTGCAGCAAAGGAAAAAAAGAGCACTCCGGAAGTATCTGATAAAAAGAAGGCCAAAACGTCGGAATGTCCCCATGGACATATCTTTGGAGAAGAATGCGAAGATACAGATGATTGCGATGAGTGCGATAAATGGCCGGATTGCTACAAAGCCAAAAAGGCATTAAAGGGTAAAAAGTGAACTCTGATATCTGTCTGGGTAGATTGACCATGCGAGAAGCCCAGGCACTATGTGCCAGGCGGGGCTACAGAATATCCCTGCCTGGCATTAGGCATATCATTAAATGGAATGCGGATATTTTTGTAGAATCATCTAGGACAAAGAAAGGCGCTCCATTTGTGGTAGAAAAAGAATTGGTAGAGTATTTGAATTTGAATCCGCATTATGCTTCCATGGAAGGATCATGCACCATATTAGAGATTTGTAAAATATTCGGAGTACCTAAATCAACTGTGTATTCAGCCATAAAAAATGGACAATTATCTTATTTTAGGAATGGCAGGGGAAAAGGTATAATGTATGTTGGAAGGGACGCAGCAGAGCATTTCTGTAGCCAGTATAAGGCGCGCCATAATGGCCGATAAAAAAGAAATCGTCCCAAAACCAAATGCTCCAACTGGCTGCGATGTTATGGATATGGTTGTTGGTGGTGGGGAACGATTAGGATATAGATTTGGTTCCACAATAAATATTGTAGGAGATTATTCTTCAGGTAAAACATTTTTGGCTTGTGAGCTTATTGCGGCATGTTATTATAAATATGGAAAAAAACTTCATTGGGTGTATGATGATTGTGAATCTGGATTTAGTTTCAATACAGAACGTTTATATGGTATAGAAATAATGCCGCAAGACATAGAAGCCAGAATAAAGTCATCAACGGTGGAAGATGCATATTCTAATGTCCGGTTGTTTGCTGAGTCATTAAAACCAAAGGAATTGGGAATATATGTGATAGATTCCCTGGATGGTTTGACATCGGACGAAAGCGATGGACTGGCGGAAGAAAGATTTCAACAATTTAAAAAGGGGAAGGAATTTAAAAAAGGCTCATTCAAGATGGGAAAGCCCAAATATCTATCACAAGAATTTTTCCCTCAACTAACGGATCTTTTGGAATCTACTCAGGTTTTATTGATTGTCATTTCTCAGGTGCGAGAAAATATAGACCCTATGAGCTTTTCAAAATATAATCGTGCCGGCGGGAAAGCCATGGATTTTTATTGTCATACTGTAATATGGCTTGCCAATATAAATAAAACAAAGAAGAAAGGAAGGGCGATTGGTGTAACGGTGAAAGCCAAGACCACTAAAAGTAAAACGCCCAGACCGTACCGGGAAATGTATTTTTCTTTGCTGTTCGACTATGGTATGGATAATACCGGAACCAATGTAGATTTTCTTTTTGATTTTAGGACAGACAAAGGCGAGATTGTAAAAGATGCAAAAGCTTCTTGGTCTGGAAAGGAACTATCACTAGATAATTTGCGACAATTTCTATCAGAAAATGATGTGGAAGAAGAATACCGATCTACCATATCTAAAAAACTTAAAAAGTCAGAAGTGATGGAATGGTTGGCTGGGCATGAAACGTTGGCGGAACGGTATAAAGAAACATTTTTGACCACCATGAGCCGTGAGGATTTGATCGCTTATATTGAGGACAATGATTTGACTGAGACATTAAAAAATAGAGTGGAGGAAAAATGGGAAGCAATAGAGTTGAGCATAAAAACAACGAGACGGCCAAAATACAGCGTTCCATTGCCGAAGAATTCGGAGTGACAAACAGTCAATTATACCAGGTGTGGATAGGATATATGAGTAGGTTTAAAAATAGACAGGATGGGCCAACAAGTATTAGCATGATGCGAGCTAACCCAGACCGATATCCAGCAAAAGCATTGGATTGTTTTATTGGTATTGGGTTGACTATGTTTGCTGAAGATTTTGTACAAGAGATAGTAAATGTCAAATAAATGGATCACCTTGGATGATAAAGAGCGTCTGTTAATACGGAATGCCTTAAAAACAAATACCAATGAAGATGACCATAAGATCCTTGTCAAGATTGAAAAGAAATTAGTGACCGCAGATAAAAGAATTGCGACATCCTCCGCCAAGGGGAAGGGGAGAGAATTACAGCATTGGGCATGTAGAAAAATATCTGGTTTGATTGGAATAGAATTTGATAATCAATCAGATGATTCTTTGATACGATCCAGGGAAATGGGACAGTCTGGAGTGGATGTAATATTGCGCGGGGAAGCGAAAAAGAAATTCCCATTTGCTATCGAATGTAAAAATACAGAGACGATAAATTTTAGGTCATTTGTGGAGCAAGCCCAGAAGTATTCCAAGGAGGGAAAATGGTTGTTGGTAGTTAGGACTAAATCATTGCCGGAAACAACAGTTACTATGTCATGGGAAACGTTTGAAAAATTATTCAAAGGAGATGTAGAATGAATAAGGCTAGGAGAGAAGCACTACAAGGTGCGTTGGATTCTTTAAATGCTGCGAAAGAAATAATTGAAACTTGTAGGGACGAGGAGCAGGAATATTTGGATAATATGCCGGAGGGTTTCAGAGAAGGAGAAAAGGGATCCAAGGCGGAAGAAGCTATCAATAATATGGAGGATTGTAGTTGTACGGTTGAGAATGTAATATATGAATTGGAGAGTATAGTTCAGTATATCGACGAGACTATTTCAAATCTTGAATCGGCAAAGGAGTAGTGGAATGAAAAAAGGGTTGGTGTTTATGATGATGATTCTGATGGTTGTGGGAGCATTCGGGCAGACAATTACATTTCTACATTCTGGTGGCACGGTAGTTGCTGGTGGGACTGCTTTTGGAATGGCAGAAGCCAAGCTTAAGAGAGATTATCCCAATGCCAAGGTGTCCTATCTGAAAATTGATTTGTCTGATGGATCCACTTTGACGATGGATGCTTTGCTGGCGGCAGGAAATGCGCCTAATGTTTATCAGGATAGTACGGTGCGAGCGGGAAAATATATGCTTCCTGAATTTGCACTTCCTCTCGAAGGCGTTAGGGATTTGAATAAATATATCCAAAGTAGTTTGAATCCATATATCCGGGGAGGGAAGCTGTTGGCAATTCCTTGTCCGGCAGTACCTATGGGGATGGCGATAAATTTGGATATAATGAAAGAAATAGGCTATACAGTTCCCAAAGATTGGACTACAGATGATTTTTTGAAGATGGCAGAGCTTGTAAAACAGAAGTATAAGGGCAAAATACATCCTACCGGAATGTTTGCAGCCAATCAGTCGGGAGATTATCTTATCAATTGTTGGCATTCCTCTTTTGGAATAGAATGGTATCAGAATGGTAATCACGACAAATCTACTTTTGCGGAAACAGGCGGCTATAAGGTCTATGAGTGGTTCCAGAAACTGGTGAAGAATGAATATGTAGCTCCTAATGCGGCCAGCCTTTCTGATGATGATTATGTGAGTGATTGGCCTAATGGAAAACTGGCCGCTAGTGCATTCAGCCCAGGATGGACCAAGATTTATTTTGATACGGCATTGGCCAATAAAACCATAACTAAGCCGTTTGAATATACCTTTGTGCCATTTCCCAGAGCGCCTGGAGTGAAGAAGGTGCCCACCTATATCAATGGTGGTGTTACTCTGGTGCATAAAACCGGAAATAAAGTGGTTGATGAAATAGCGGTACGGTTTGTGGAGTATCTTGGAGCGGCAGATATTCAGAGTGCTATGGCACTGGCTGTGGGTGCTGCCCCTATGAGGGTGGATTCTACTCAGCCCAAGGATTATCATGTAGCTGAGGTAATGAAGATCGTAGCGGATAATGGATATATGGATGTGGGTTTGACCGATCCGCGATTCACGGAAAGACGAGCACTGCAGTTTCCTATTCTTCAGCAGGTATTGAATCTTAAAATAGATCCCAAGGTGGCAGCGGAAAAGTTTGATAAGGCGTTAGAATCCATAAAGTAAGATCATTGCCAGGCTAGGTAGTATATCGGGAGAAGGTCAAATTATACCAACTTCACTATACTATCCAGCGCTGCCTTAGTTTTTCCAGGTGGAACAAAGATTTGAGGAGCAGCTAGATGATGTACTTGCTTCTGTTACCAGCGCTGCTATTGTTCGGAGTGTTTACTGTTTGGCCATTGATAAAAGTAATTCAATTGAGTTTGTATCGGACCAATTTTATCCGTACCACTTTTGTGGGATTCCAGAATTATATTCAGTCATTTCAAAACACCGATTTTTTACAATCAATAATAAACTCCGCTTTTTATGTAGCATTTCTTGTAGCAGGGTATATTGGGTTGGGGCTTCTCGTTTCTATGGCAATGTTCAAGTTATCAAAAAAATGGCAGGACATTTCTAGAATAGCTGTATACGTTCCGGTATTATCTGCCGGGATAATAATAGCGCAGATTTGGAAATTCATATTTCATCCTAATGGACCAACAAATTGGATTTTATCATTGTTTAATAAAGATCCGGTAAATTGGTTTGGACAGGGATTTACGTCAATTCCCATTGTGGCTTTTGTGGTGGTTATTTCTTCTTTTGGAACGAATGTCATAATTTTATTTACTTCTATTTTGTCGGTAGATAAAAGCATTATTGAGTCAGCTAGAATTGATGGTGCTTCCGATAGGAGAATCAAATGGGGAATTATTATTCCTATAATTCAGCCCACTATTTTGATGGTAGTATTATTGGCATCGATAAATGCACTACAAATATTTGAAACCATTTATGTTTTGTCTCCTCAGAGCTTTTCCGCTACGTTGACATTCCACATATACCGGACTGGTTTTCAATTTTCCCGCTACGGACTGGCAAGTGCTCAAGCGGTAATACTTTTGGCTTTGACTCTGGGATTATCCATTGTGAAAAAGAAAGTGGAGCATCAAGATGGGATGTGAATTTGCCGTAAATGATTGCGTGATCTGCATAGACGCTTCCGATATTCCAACTCCACCATGGAAGCCTTTACAATGCGGAATATCATATATTGTCCGATCCGTTGAGTGCGTGCCGGGAGTAAATGGGAATTATGATAAAAATGTACACAAACACAGTAAATATCTGGTTCGATTGGTGGGGATATTTAATTCATTTCATCCAATATTCGGGAAGGAACTAGCATATGCGGCTACCAGATTTGAGAAAATTCAATTTATACCAGATCAAGTGCAGGTTAATGATGTAGTAGAAATGAGCGCTTAAAGGAATACACATGGAAATTTTTAAGCCGCGACCACTTATTTGGCATGGAATAAAGCCGGTAGTATTGGAACAAGCCGTTATTGCGTATACTTCTATTGGAGATTTCACCATTGTTTGTACTAAAATAAAGAGAAAGAAAAATGGAGATTTACAATATTATTATACGTGGTCATTTTGTTTTGAAGAGGAGTTATGCCCTGACGATTATGTCATTGTAGGATCTTTTAAAAAAGCGAAATTACAATGTAAAGAGCGTTGGGAATATGAATCAAAGTTAGTGGTCAGAGATATTATTGGCAAGGAAGTATTCGGAGCTACTTGGAGCGATACCAATTGAAAAAACACATTTGGACTAAATTATTTTTAGGGTTGTTTTTT